TACATACCGATGGATTCTGATCTTAGAAGTGGAGTTAATGTTACTTTACCAGGAATCACTACAGGAGACTTGTTCAACTTAACTAAAACTAACTTTGTAAGTGCTGCTCAAACTTCCCTCAGTGCTGATGGATCTATAATTGGTATCTCTACACTTCATGGAGATATGACTTATGAATGTATTGATTACTATACGAAGCAATCCATAATTCCTGCAGGTATTAATGGACTCGGAACCACTGTTGGATTTGGAACAACAGTAACTTCTGTTGTTGTTGCTCTACAAAGTGCTGGATCAAATAATGTAGTTGGTGTTGCTACAACAGCACTTTATGGATGCTACACATGGGGTAAAGTTGGTCTTCCAGTAAGAATTGGACCTAGAAACTGGACCATAGGTCATAATGGACTGCAAGCTGGTATTGGAACTAATCCAATATTAAGACGCAAAAATCCACTGAAATATCTTGGTTATATTTCCTAATAAATAGATCATAGAAAAAGTTCTTTCAACAAATGGCAGCAATTATAACTGACTTATTGAGAGTAAACAACGCTAGGAACTTTATTGAGAAAATTAGGGACGCCAATAGATCGTATTACACGTTCATCGGTCTCCCTAATGCCTCTGAAGTTGCGGCGTCGTGGGATACTTCCCCACCCTCTCCCAGAGACTGCTTCGATGATGCGAACACGTATTATGATACGATGCTCGCTCTCAAGAAGATATCTGCTGATGATATTCGACCAGTTGTTAGAAAGATTGGGTGGGCGTCCGCAACCATCTATGACATGTATCGTCATGATGTAAATCGTAATAATTTATCTAAGCCATCAAACAAAACAAGTTTGTATGCGTCTAACTATTATGTTGTAAACAGTGAGTTCCGTGTTTACATCTGCCTTAACAATGGTATTGACCCAGAGAACCCAAACGGCAGACCTTCTTTGGACGAACCTCTCTTTACTGACCTAGAACCAAGAGCTGCAGGTACTAGTGGTGATGGTTATATTTGGAAATATCTTTATACTATTAGTCCTAGTGATGTTATTAAATTTGACTCTTTGAATTTTATTCCACTCCCTGTTGATTGGGAGACTAATGCAGTCTATCAAACAGTTAGAAATAATGCAATTACTAGTGGACAGTTAAAGACTGTCACTATTACAAACAGAGGATTCCTTGTTGGACCTCCAAATATCACATACTCTAGAGTTCCTATCAGAGGAGATGGAACTGGTGCAGAGTGTACGATTGTTGTTAACAATGACTCAAAAGTAGAGTCAATTACCGTATCTAATGGTGGTAGTGGATACACTTACGGAAGTGTTGACTTGGTTGGAGGTAATGTTCCTACTGGATCAACAACACCAACTTTTGATGTTATTATTCCACCTCCAGGTGGTCACGGAGCTGACGTTTATTCGGAACTTGGGTCCACTAACGTTCTGATTTACTCCAGAATTGAGAATGATGAGCAAAATCCAGACTTTGTTACTGGAGCAGCTGTTGCAAGAATTGGTATTGTAGAAAATCCAAAAGGATTCCAATCCAATACAATTTTGACTGATGATAGAGCAAGTGGTCTTTATGGATTGGTGTTAAAAGGTCAAGCACCAAATCAAGATGACTTTAAAACAACTACATTTGAACCAAATACCGTTATCACCCAAACTGTAGGAACTGGTGTTACTGCTGTAGGTAGAGTTATCTCATATAACGCACAAACAGGCGTTTTAAGATACTGGCAAGATAGATCTCTTGTTGGATTTAACACTGATGGTACTCAGAGAAGTAATCCAGAGTATGGATTCTCTCAAAACAATTTTACATCCACTCTTCAAACTGGAGGTTCTCTAAAGATTGTAGGTGGAAGTAAGGAATTGTTTATTGATGAAGGGTTCGGAACTGATACCAATCCAGGTATTAGTACCGTCATAAATAATAAGACATACTACCTGGGACAGACTTATATTAAGGGTGTAGCAAGTCCAGAAGTTGAAAAATACTCTGGAACAATACTTTACGTAGATAATAGACCCTCGATTACTAGGTCAGTAAACCAAAGAGAAGATATCAAAGTTATTTTGCAATTCTAAAGGATTATGCCACAAGAAACTAATCTCAACGTATCTCCTTATTTTGACGACTTTGATCCAGCGAAGAATTACTACCGAGTATTATTCAAGCCAGGTCTGCCAGTTCAAGCAAGGGAGTTAACGTCACTCCAAGCCGTCCTTCAAGATCAAGTTGAACAAATCGGAACCCACTTATTCAAGGAGGGTTCTATTGTCATACCTGGTCAGATTAACTACAATAATACACTTTTTGCAGTTGAAGTTGAACCAGAGTACCTCGGTATTCCTATTGATAGTTATGCTGACGAGCTGGTCAACGTCTATATTAGAGGTCAAAACTCTAATGTACTTGCAAAAATTGTTTTTTATGAGGGAACAGCAGCATCTGAACGTGGATATTACACGTTCTTTGTAAGTTATGTTGGTGCTGGTAATGAGGGTAAAGATACTTTTGATGATGATGAGACTCTCCTTTTAGAAGATAATCTTTCAACTGATGTAGTAAACTTCCAGAGCGGTCAAGGATTTGCAAACACTGCACCAATCAACTCAACATCTATTGGTTCTGCAGTATTTTTAACAGAAGGTGTATACTTTCTGCGTGGAACTTTTGTGAAGGTTCCTGGTCAGACTCTTGTTCTCGATGCACATAAATCTGACCCATCCTATAGAGTTGGTCTTGAGATTTTTGAAGAGGTTATTTCTTCTGGACAAGATAATACCCTTACTGACAATGCAAAGGGATTTAATAACTATGCTGCACCTGGTGCAGATAGACTAAAAATTAGTGCTGTACTTTCTAAGAAACCACTAGAGTCTGATAAAAGTGAAAACTTTGTTCAGTTGATGCTCATCAGAGATGGTAGTTTACAGCATATTCAAGATAGAACACAATATAATGAGTTAGCAGAAGAGCTGGCAAGAAGAACCTACGATCAGTCTGGTGACTTTTATGTAAAACCATTCTCTATTCATGCTAGAGAATCTCTTGATGATCGTAAAGGTAATAATGGTATCTTTACAAAAGACCAATTAACATACAACAATAATATTCCTAGCGATGATCTTGGTACATATAAGATCTCTCCAGGTAAAGCATTTATTCGTGGTTTTGAAGTAGATTCTGGAACAGTTCATTATCTGGATTTTGAAAAGACTAGAACTGTCAAAACATTAAAGGACCAAGCAGTTAATTATTTTACTGGTCCAACTTTAACACTGAATAGAACTTTCGGTGCTCCTAGAATTGGATTCAGTACTTCTTCAACTATTAGTCTTAGAGATTCTAGAATTGGTGTCACAAGTACAACACCTGCAGGTAAAGAGATTGGTCTTGCCCGCGTATATGACCATGCATTAGAATCTGGATCATATTCTAGTGTAGCATCTGATATTAATGAGTGGGATATTACTCTGTATGATATCCAACCATATACTGAGATTAGCATTAATCAGTCAACTACACTGAATGTACCAACTTATATTGAAGGTAAGTCTAGTGGTGCAACAGCACACTTGCGTTTTAATAGCACTACTGGTATTGTAACCGCTTATGGGACAAAGGGTTCTTTCCTTAAGGGAGAGAAGTTGGTATTTAATGGTGTTGATGATGGAAGGATCTCAACAGCAGTTACAGAATATAGTGTTGCTGATGTAAAATCTCTGTACAGTAGCGTTGGTGCTGGTCAGACCTTTAACAGCGATGTTAAGCAATATGCTAAAGCCGAATTTAGTGGAATCACTATTTCTCCTAAGTCGGGATCTGCACCAGGAATCTCTACAGTAACATCTTCTGAGCAATTGTTCACTAATGTTGTAAAAATTGGAGATCTGGTATCATTTACTAATAGTCTTCTTGGAAGTACATCGGTTAAGACTTATGCGAAAGTTGACAGTATTACTGATTCTAATAATATTATCATTTCTGGCATTACTACAGTACCACTTATTAATGACGGCGGTTTGCCAACCGCAAGCATTAATCCCTCAGATTTTAAGATCCTCGGATCAAGATTCCAATCCTCAACCGACAATACTTTATACACTCCTCTGCCAAAACAGTTCGTCTCCACAGTAGACCTTACAAAATCAACAATCTCTATTAAGAGAGAGTTTAACGTAACAATTACTGCTAACGCAACTAATACCATTCAAGCAGGAGAGAATGAGACATTCCTCCCCTATGATGAAGAGCGTTATGTTCTTATCAATAGTCAAGGTGGATTTGAAATCCTAACTGCGGATAAATTCAGATACACAAATGGTGGCAGAGAGTTAAGAATTTTTGGTCTTGATGTTACTGGTTCTGGACGTTTAATTGCAACTTTAAGCAAGACTAATGTAACCAATAAAGTTAAAAACTCAATCAAGACAAACTCAATTATTGTCAATAAATCTAAACTTTCTTCATCTGGTATTGGATCAACCACATTAAATGATGGTCTTACCTATGGATCTTATGGTTATGGTCTAAGAGTTCAAGATAGAGAAATTTGCCTTCTTGAACCAGACGTAATTAAGGTTTATGGTGTATTTGAAGCAAATGATACTGGGGTTGCAAATCTTCCATCAATTTCCCTGTTCAATCTAAATGGACCAACAGGTAAAACTGAAGACTTTGTTATTGGTGAAGAAATTATTGGTCAAACTAGTGGTGCAATTGGTCTTTTTATTGAGAGACCGAATTCTGCTTCTGCAAGCATCGTATATCTGAATGACTTGCGTTTTGAAATCGGAGAATCTGTTCTTACAGAAACTACAGGTGTTACGGGTACAATTAACGACTTTGATGAGGGTGATGAGAACATTCTTAATCGCTTCACCTTAGATTCTGGTCATAGAGATACTATTGTAGATTACTCTCGACTGATTAGAAAACCAAGTGCTAAAGCACCAAGAAGACAACTGAGAATTATTTTTGAATCTGCGGAATATACTGATTCTACTGAAGGAGATCTGACAACAGTATCTTCTTATGATCAATTTGATTATTGTGATCTTCCAATTCTCAGAGATGATACAAGATTAACCGATGTTATTGATATTAGACCAAGAGTAAGGCAGTTTGATTCTAATTCAAGTTCTGTATCTCCTTTTGAGTTCAATTCAAGATCTTTTGAAGATGGAACAAACTCTGCTAAAAATATTCTTGCTTCTGATGAGTCCATTCTCATAACTTATGGTCACTATCTTCCTAGAATTGATAAACTGTACTTTAATCCAGACGGAGGATTCCAACTGCTGAAGGGTGTTCCTAGTGAGTCTCCCCTTCCCCCACTTCCAATTGAAAATGCTCTGGAAGTGGCAACAATGGAACTTCCACCATATATCTGTAATGCAGAGAATGTAAGCATTTCTTTGAAGTCTCACAAGAGATACAGAATGCAAGACATTGCACTTCTGGAAGACAGAATTAAAAATCTTGAATATTATACTGCTTTGTCTCTGCTCGAAGCAAAGACCGAAGCATTAATCATTCCAGATGAAAGTGGTCTGACTAGATTCAAGTCTGGTATTTTTGTTGACAATTTTACAACTACCAGGAATCAACTCAAAGCTGGTAATATTACCAACTCTATTGACCCAATTAATACTGAACTGAGACCTTCTCACTTCACAACTGAAGTTGATATGTTAATTGGTTCTAGATCTCTAATTGGCATCGGAACCACTGCAAATCCAAATGTAAGTCCTGCATTTGTA